GGCAACAACTCTCTTGCAATTAGTGCAACAAGCATCGGCCGAGATGGGCTTGGCTATCCCTAATACGGTAGCTGGCAATACGGCAACTGATGTTGTACAGATGAATTATTTGATTAATGCGGCTGGCAACGAGCTTGCAAGAGAGTATCCATGGGAAGCTTTGAATGTAGAGTACGATTGGTATTCTCAATACTCTGAGTCCAATGGCGCTATTATTGATGGCACTTATGTAATTACAGGCGTAGATCCTGCTACGGTAGCGTTTATTAATGCCGCTGGTGCAACTAACTTCCAAGTGCAAGGTGAAGGCGTTATACAAAGCACTCAAGTAGTGTCTGCCTTAGGCACTAGCGTTACAATTAACAGTGCTGCTACTAGCGATGGTTCTGGCAACTATGTGTTTGGTCAAGTAATGTATACATTGCCTTCAGGCTTTGATCGCATAACAGACCGTACACAATACGACAAATCCAAACGCTGGGAGATGTTAGGCCCTGAAACACCTCAACAATGGCAATGGCTCAAGTCTAGCTACATCTCAACTGGTCCTCGTATCCGTTGGCGTATTATGGGTCAGAAGTTTCAAATTTGGCCACTTACATCAACTAACGAATACCTAAGCTTTGAATATATCTCAAGCAACTGGGCAACCTCTGCAGCAGGTGTAGGTCAAACTCAATTCATACAGGACAGCGATACCTGTATATATCCTGACCGTTTGATTGTGTTGGGATTGAAAAAGAAATACTTTGAAGTAAAAGGCTTTGACACTTCAGCCTTCCAGCGTGATTACGATATGCAACTTAACATCGCTAAAGCTAACGATGCAGGTTCACCAACACTATCACTAGCACCAAGAACAGCCAATGTCCTAATTGGTTGGGAGAACATTCCAGACGCTAACTACGGAGCTTAATAATGGCTAGAGCTAAAAGAGCTGTATCACAGCCAATATCATTGCCAGCACCAGGAGGCGGTTGGAACGCTAGGGACGCATTGCCATCAATGGCACCGTCTGACGCTGTTATCCTTGAAAACTGGTATCCAGCTACAACTGAAGTTGCTTTGCGAGATGGTTACGAAAAACACACTACAGGCATTACAGGTCAAGTAGAAACGCTCATGGCGTACTCTGGAGCGTCCACAGACAAGTTATTTGCTATCGCTGGTGGCAAAGTATACGATGTAACAACTGCTGGCCCTGTAGGAGCTGCTGTAGTTACTGGCTTATCTAATTCACGCTGGGGTTATTGCAACATTGCAACGGCAGGTGGCAACTTTTTATCCATGGCCAATGGTGTAGATGCACCTCGTAATTATAATGGCTCTACATGGACCACACCTGCTATAACAGGCGTTACAGCCACTACATTGCGTGATCCTATACTGTACGCTGAAAGACAGTTCTTTATACAAGATAACACATTAAAAGTGTGGTATTTGCCAGTAGACTCAATTGCTGGTGCTGCTAATTTTGTAGATATATCATCATTTATGACTAAGGGTGGTTACATTGTAGCTCACGGCACATGGACAATCGATGCTGGCCAAGGCGTAAATGATCACTATGTAATTATGACCAACAAGGGTCAAATTATTGTGTATCAAGGCATAGACCCTACATCTATAACAACATGGTCTATGGTAGGTGTGTGGGATATTGGTTCTCCAGTAGGCCGTAGAAGCTTATACAAATACGCTGGTGATATGCTTATTGTTTGCCAAGATGGTGTGGTGCCATTATCAGGTGCTTTACAATCATCTAGGGTTCAACCTAGGGTTGCTATTACCGATAAGATACAGTTTGCCATTAGTGCGTCAATAACAGATTACGGCACTAACTTTGGCTGGCAGTTAATGTATGTTCCTGGTATCAATCAATTGTGGTTAAATGTTCCTGTGGAAGAAGGAAAAAATCAGCAGCAATATGTAATGAACACCATTACAGGCGCTTGGTGTAATTACACTGGCTGGAACGCTAATTGCATGGAGATTTTTGATGACGAGCCTTACTTTGGCGGTGACGGTTATGTAGCTCACGCTTGGTTTAGTGGCGCTGACGATGGCAACAACATTACAGCTTTAGGACTGCAAGCTTTTAATAACTTTAATAGCGCTGGTACACTTAAACGCTTTACTATGAGCCGCCCTATATTTAGAACCGATGGTTCTCCAGCTATTTACGCTGGCATAAATATTGACTTTAATACAACTGCTCCAACAACATCACTAAACTTTAGTCCATCTAGTTTTGCTAAATGGGATTCAGGTATATGGGATGCAAGTAACTGGGGTGGAAACTTATCTGTTTTACAAAACTGGCAAGGTCTAAATGGTGTTGGTTATTATGGCGCACCTATTGTTAAGACTGCGGCCTCTGGCATACAAGTTCGCTGGGTGTCTACAGACATTGTTATAGAAGGTGGCGCAATCCTGTAATGTAAGTCCAAGGCGAATATGTAGCTCGTTGGGTGATGGAAAAGGTAGGCTCTTATACAGAAGGCATGACTGCTCTTGGTTGGGAAGTAGACGGTGTTATTGTTGCTGGAACGGCCTTTGAAAATTACAATGGCAACAATATGTTTGGACATCAAAGGATTGATTCTCCACCTACTAGAGAATATTGGTTTGCTATAGCTAACTATATTTTTAATCAAGCAAAAGTTAAACGCTTTACAGCTACTGTAGAAGCCGACAATCACAAAGCAATAAGCCTTAATCATAAAATAGGTTTTGTAATAGAAACAACTTTAAAAGACGCAGGTCGTAATGGTGATTTACTTATAATGACCCTATGGCCTGAAAACTGCAAAATGTTAAATTGGAGTAAAAAAAATGCTAGGTAAATTTGTGCAATTAAGATTGCAAGGTGTTCGTGACCCATTTATATCAATGGCCAACGGTAAAGCTAAAGCACCACCAGCGCCTGATTATGTTGGTGCTGCCAATGCTACTGCTGCTGGTAATGTAGAGGCTGCAAGAGCTACTGCTGCCGCCAATCGCACAAACCAAGTAACCCCTTATGGCAATTTAACATACACAGCTAATCCAGGCACTGACCCATACGGAAATACGCTTTACACTGCCACTCAAACTTTATCTCCAGAGCAACAAGCAATCTATCAACAAGAAAGCAAGTTAAACGAAGGCTTAATGTCTACAGCCAATAAAGGCCTAAACTACGCTAACGAAATGCTAAGTCAACCTGGCGTAGATATGTCTAAATTGCCATCTTACGGCATTAATCCTGGTGAAACATACTCTGACGCTATTATGCGTAGGTTAGCACCACAAATTGCTCAAGAGAGCGAAATGTCTGACGCACAACTGGCTAACCAAGGTATTGCTGCTGGCACAGAAGCTTATCAAAACGCTAAACGCCAACTAGCTATGAATCAAAACGATCGTCAACTTGCAGCTATTACAAGTGGCATGAATGTAGGCTTAGGTGCTAATCAACAAGCCTTCCAACAAGAAGCTTACAATCAAATGCAACCTATCAATGTAATTAACGCATTGCGTACAGGCTCTCAAGTTCAAAATCCACAATTTGCTAATACGCCTCAACAAGCTCAAACTGCTGGCCCTGATATACTTGGCGCTACTCAACAAGGCTACAATGCTCAATTGGCTGCTACAAACGCTGCAAATGCGTCTAAAGGTGGATTTATGAGCGGTTTAATGGGTCTTGGTGGTGCATACCTAATGGGAGGCCGATAATATGGCTGTAAATAATTTTATGCAAAATTTTATGCCTAACCAACAAGAGCCAATGCCTCAAGACGATGCAATGATGCAACTTGAACTGCAACGCAGAATGAAGTTTGCAGATGCTTTGCGTCAACAAGAAGCGCCTCAAGGTCAAATGGTATCAGGACATTATGTAGCTCCATCATGGACGCAAAATTTAGCTAGTCTAGCTAATAAATATATAGCTGGCCAAAATGAAAAAGAAGCCATGCAACAATACGGTGAAGCTCAAACATCGAAAGCTCAAAAACTTGGCGAGTT